AGAAAACCAGTTGTTGTTTTTCTTACAGCTTTTACGTCTGATTTCATTTTAATTCTATGTAAATGTTATTGTTATTCCACTTGTTCCAGAGATTGTTGCGTGAATACCATCTTCAAATAAAATTCCATTTCCAGGTAAATACATATCTAATCCCTCTGCACCAAATAAGTATGTAGCAATCGTAGTGCCGGATGCTCCACCACTTTTAAATATTACAGATCCGCTAGCTGAGTTGCCTTTTCCTTGAATAGAAGTCAATCTTGCTCTTTTACCTGTAGCAACCATTTGTGCAGTTGAAGTAGCATGAGCACTCGATTGATCTGATGAAAAACTTCCTCCACCCATAATTTTCTCCTTTAGTTGTGGCTCCCGAAGGAGCCACTAATTAATTATTACTGTGAATCAAAAGGCGTTGCCAAAGATCCAGTAGCATTAAGTAAACCTTCAACAGCATATAAGTTAGCTGCGATTGCAGTAAATTTAATTCTTGAACCTTTTAGACCACCAGTTGTAGCAACAGATGCTCCTGCTTCACCATTTAGGTTAACTTCATTGTTTGCTGTTGCTGGAACAAATTGTTTTCCAGCTGTAGAAGCGTCAATTCCAAGTGTAACCATACCAACAAATTTGTCAGATGTGTTAGCAGTTTTGATAGTTCCTGTGAAATCATCAATAAAAAGAATTTCAAAAGTTGTTCCAATTGTGCTTTTATTATTTGGATCACTTCCTGGTCCTGCAACAGCAGAATCAGCAGTTGAAATTATTGAAGGTATTGTGATTGCAGTTGGTGTTGCTGCAGGATCCATTGTTACTAATCTTCCTGCATGGTCGGCAACAGTTAAATCTGTAGCTAAAGTAACAGCTTTTACTGCAGCAGGTCCTAAATTAATAAAACCATTTTTTGATCTGACCGGTCCGTCAAATGTAGTATTTGCCATAATATTCTCCTTGTATAGCGTTTTATTTTGTAGTCTCTATACCGTCTGCCTAGTCAGTCTACAAAATTATTTATTCTAGGTTGTTTTATTATACATAAAAAAAGGGGCGATGTGAACACCGCCCCTTTTAAGTAATACCTTAAGTATTTAATCTATTAACTAGTTGGTAAGTTTCCGTTACCAAAGATTGCTCTAGGATCTGAGAATCCAAAAGAATATCTTTCTCTAGCCTTAAATCTAACATTACCTGTATCGAAGTCTCCCTCAATTGCAGTCTTGATTGGTGATCTAACAAAATGTTTCATTCCGTTAGGTACATCAGTCATAAGGAAGAACGAGTCAGTATCAGTTAAGAAATTATTAACTGAGTATCCTTCTGGTACCATTCCCATAGACACAATTGCGTTGATATCGTTATCAGCTGTAGCCGTTCTTTGAGGTGATTTCATCAATCTCTCAGCAGTAAATTGTAATTCTTTTGGAATTATCATTTTTCTACCTTGAGTAGCGATTCTTAAACCTCTTTCGTCTACGAAACCAGCGATATCGATTAACGATTGCTCAAGTGAAGTTTCATTAAGGTCTGCAGCTACGGATAATACATTTGAGAATGTACCACCAGTTGCTAATGGATGGTTGTTCGCTATTAACGGTTTCCCATCTCCACCAGTCACAGCAGTAAACTGTGCTTGGTTAAGTACGTTAGCAGCTTTAACTTGCTTCGTGTTAGACATAGATCTTGCAAGAGCTCTTGTGTATCTTGCAGCTAATCTGTCGTATAGATTATCTTCAATTGCTTCTTCTGTTATAGCAAATGCTAAAGCGATTGTTTCGTGATTGTATCTAGCTGTGAAAGTTTCACCTGCTGTATCAAACACTACTCCAGCACCCTCTTGTTTAGTTGGTGCAGAAGCGAAACCACTTAACATTACTTCTTCTTCAAAAGCTCTGTCAGATGTTTCAGTAGTATAAATCTCCGCATGTTGATTTTCATATCTACTATATTCCAGGCCGAATAAAGCATTCAAACCTGGCTCTAGTTCTTTAACTAGTTGTGATCGTGATATTGCCATAGTTATTCTCCTTTATTACGCTATGCCTGTTCCACTTCTGTAGAAGTGGTTGTTGATTCTAACAAGAATATTTGCATTTGCATTACCCGTATCAGAGTTTTCAGGATCTTGCGAAATATCAATCGCTTGAATTACGAATGTAGTTGCAGTTCCTGAAACACTAACATCAAGTTGTTGTTTCGATATTCCTGTTTGCGTTACACCTGTTGTGTTTGTAACAGAGTAGTTCTTGTACAAATCAGCTCTTGTAAAAGTCGCATCAGCATCAATTAAAAATACTGCATCTGGATCATCAATGATGAATGCAGTAATATCACTAGCAGCAATACCGCCAGGATAAAAGTTACTGAATGTTGGCTTTTTAGTAGTTGGGTCTGTATAAAAACATCCGTTAAAAACGCCTACCACAGCATCCGATGTGTTAGGACCATGTCTTCGGATATTACCAGTTCCTAATGGTTCAACCATTTCTCCTTGGAATATCGCATCTGCATAGCCTGACGCAATCGTATATCTGTTTTGAGCTCCAACTAATGGTGTACCGTCTAGTTTTCTGTATGGTCTAAGACCAAACTTTTCACTTACGTTTGCCATGTTTTTGTTCTCCTTTTAACAGTTTATTTTCAACCCTAGTAGGTATTGCAAAATTATTTTTTGCGTCCACCACCAAAGGTCACTCTGGACTGTCTATCAATATTGATAGGCATATCCGGGTGCTGTTCCTTCATAAGATCATTGTCAACTGCGTTCATTCTATCTTGAGTAAGTCTTTTAAAATACTCAGCGCGTTGTTCCAATATCTCTACCGGTATCCTTGCCAGCACAAGGCCCCCAATTCCAATACACCCCTCGTATTTACCTTCGGTATAGAAAGGATATTTGTTTGTGCCGATCTCGTTTTGCACTTGTTCGACTTTTACAAATTCCCAACCTTCCCTCATTTTTTTAGATACATTAGCTGTATCCTCAAAACCTTGAACGGTTGTACGTATCCATCTATGGGCGTAACCGTTCGGTGCGGGTGGCGCATCCAAACTGGATGGTGGAGTCCATGATTTTTTAGCTTCTTTCGAAACTTTAGTCTCTGACTCCCGTGAAGTTCTATCAATTGTACTCATTATTTATCCTCCTTCACGTATCTAGCGTATTCCTCTAGTGGCACCCCTAATCGTTTAGCAATAGCTACTTGTGACTTGGTGAGTTTCACAGTTCTGCGTCCTTGTTGACTACGACCTGCCGAGGCCACCGTTTGGACGGGTTTCGGTGTCTCTTTTTTAGGCTCGTCCGTAGTGTTATCAAAACTCTCAGGAAAATATTTCCTTAGTCTTGAATTAACTTCATTATAATACTCATCGCTATCCACTTCAATACCCTCTTGAGATATATTGTTATGTATAGTTATGGCAGCATTAGTCATGACCTCATCATTTCCAAACCACTTATTCTCTTCTGCCCACTTTTTAGCTTTAGGAGTAATCTGTGGTTGTTGTGATGATTCCGCTGTTTGAGGTTCAGCTTGTACGTTATTTGTTGTTGTTTTTGTTTCTTCTTCTTTTTTTTGTTTTTCTCTATTAGCTAATTCTAATCGAGCCTTTTCTTTTTCAACAGCTAATTGAGTTAACTTATCGTTAGCTTCCATTATTTGGGTAGCATCATTAGCTTCAATCGCTTGTTTTAAAGATACTTTGACTTGTTCTCTTTGTGCATCTACTCTTGCATCAAATTCTTTTAGATACTGTTCATCAGTCTCCTTAAATTTTAAAGAACTTTTGTCAAATTTTTTCTGTAAACCTTTAGCAAAATCAAGAGCTGCTTGTTCTCTTCTCTCAGCTTCTTTTTTTTGAAAAACAAGTTTATCTATTCTTTTTTGATAATCTCTTCTTGATTCTTGTAAGTTTGGTTTTTCTTCTTCTTTTTTTTCTTCTGTTTCTACTTTAGTTGTTTCGTCTTTATCTTCTGTTACCTCAATATTAGGTTTGTCTGTTTTTTCATCTTTTGATTTAGAGTGATCTGTATAACCTAAATCAACTTCTCCTAAATTAAGATTGGGTTCTTCTTTTTGTTTTGGTTTTTCTTCAAGTTGAACACTTTCTTCTTTTACATCATCAGTATCTAGTTCAACTTCTTTTTCTTTGGCTAATAATGCTTCTGCACTATAGTCTTTTACTTCTGCCATGTTTATCCTCCTTTATTAAAATAAATGGAGAATATCTTCTGGCTTTTTTATAGTTCCTATTATTTCATCATCATTTAAAATACGATGTTCACCGTATTTGGTTTGAAATCTACTTCCAGTGTATCTGCCATAAATAACAAATTCACCTTCTTTACACCAAGCACCATTTGGAAATTTTTCTTTATCCTCATAACAAAGGTCGCCCATTTTAACTACAAGTCCAACTACTGTTGTCATTTGTATTTTATCTTGGGTTTCATCTGCTAGAATTACACCGCCTTTTGTTTTAGCTTGGCCTGACCATGGTCTGACAAGCATACGGTATCCAACTGGGTTAGGTATGATTTCAAGATATTTTTTGATGCCTTCTGAATCTGTAGGAATTTGTGATTTTACCTCTGCTTTATTTTCATTCTTACCGAAATCTGTAAGCTTGGGCTTAATCAATTGTACCATCGTTATTCTCCTTTTGCAGGTTTTTAATATCCTGAAGCAGCGTTTCTAAAGCGCTGAGTCTGCCACGAGCATACATTAATCGAGATTCTGTTTCAACCCCATAGCAAATGTGATCCTTAACATCTTTTATTTGTTTATTAATAACATTTACTATTTGGTCTTTAGTAAATGGATCTAACATTAAATTTTAAATGATTGTAAAACTTTTAATTTTTCTTCTGCTGCAGCTATCTTATCAACTAATTTATCTATCTCATCTATGTGTTGTGGATGTTCTCCAATAGCTACTGGTTTTTCTAAGTAAATTTGTATCGTTGCATCAGCTTCTGAAATTTGTGCATTATATCGATCTTCTAATGCATCTAATATTGCTAATCTAAGATTCATATTGAATCTATATATTATACAAAATAATGTGCAATACTTTTTATTTTTTACCGTTATTACGGAATATTTGAGTGCCCTTAATTCCAAAAATACTAGCTACAACTAAAATCCAGAGATTAGTGAACCATGATGGAAGAGCTGCAAAATGTTCAAAAAATAAATTTACTTTTTCCATAGCTTCTGGATCATCACTTAGAACAGCCCATGCAAGAATTAAAATAGGTATTGTTAAAATTATTAAAACAAATTCGTCCTTATAATCATTTTGTCTAGCCTCTAAAAGCTTACCTTGATAAGCCTCTTCACCTCGTGCTTGTCTTTCTGCATGTAATAATTGTGCATCTGACATAGCCACTTTTGCTTTTTGTTTGTTTGAATAAATTTTTGATCCTGCAGATACTGCTAATTTTATTGCTTGAAACCACATTATTTAACTCCTAT